CAGCGGCACGAAAGAAATCGGCTGGCAAGGTGACAGGGTCGTAGCGGTGATTTCATTCAACACTCCTTACGCCGCATATCAGCATGAGGGCATCGGGTTCCGCCACCCCCGGGGCGGGAAGGCAAAGTATCTGGAAGACCCGCTCAAGGCAGCTGCGCCTACTATGCGGCAGCGGCTGAACGACGCTTACCGAAAGGCGCTGGGCTAGTGCCCACCCTGCTGATAGACGCGGTGCGTGACTACCTGATTGCGCAGGGCGTGGTCCGGGATCCCCGGGTGGCCGGAAACCTGGCTCCGTGCTGGCGCAGCCCACGGCACGGAGTGCCTGCCCCGGGTGAGGGCGAGGGGACAGAGGTGGGCGCTAACGCAGTGGTGGGCCTGTTCCCCACCACTGGAATAGCCCGGGACCCTTACGATGCCAGCGTGCTGCGCACGGATGGGCTGGACGTTCGGATACGCAGCAGGACCGCCCCAGCTGCCATCGAGCTCGATGATGCCATTAGGGCCAAGCTGGTGGACAAGCGTGCCCTCACACTGGTGGCAGGGTTTCAGGTGGTCGAGATTCGTCTTGAGCGCCCCCTGGGCCTAATCGTTGCGGACGATCAGGGGTTCGACTTCGTTGCTGGCTACCTCATCGAACGCACCGCCTAGTCCCCTGCTATCTTGACTCCGTCGCCACGGGGCGGCCTACTGAAATCAATCCCACGGGGGAACGATGCCTGAAACGAAAGTGACCTACCAGCTGGCCAGCGAGTTTGACGCCAAGACCTTCGGCGGCTCCTTCGCCCTGCGCGATGGCAGCACCTACGACGTAGCTAAGGCGCTCAAGGATGGCGGCGGCAAGATCGTCACCGACGATGAGCATCTGATCACGGCGCTCGACATCTACCACGGAGTCCAGCGTGCCGGTTCCTCCCCCGCCCCGAAGAAAGATGAGGATGCCTGATGGCTGTCGTTGAATCGAACATCTACGCGCTCTGGGTCGCCAAGCAGAGCGCCAAAGGCACCGCCGCCACCACTGCCACGAAGCGGCTCCAGCAGGTCAGCGGTGACATCAACACTGCCCGGGAAGACGGCTCCGAGAACTTCTCAGACCTTGATCGCTTCGGGGATGCCGTGGACTTCATCAACACGATTCAGGGCACCGGCTCCCCGGTGATCCACGCCCAGCCAAATGCCACGGCTTACCTCTGTTGGCTCTTTTTCGGCGGCGAGACCTTCACGGCAGCTGGTGGCAGCACGGCACCAAAGTTCGTGTTCACGCCGCAGGCGAACACCGGGTTCTGGACTACCTGGTGGAAGCGTGTTGGCCTCAACGAGATCGTGCGCCAGAAGTTCAACGACGCCAAGATCAGCAGCCTGCGCATCGAAGGAAGCACCGCGAACAAGGTTGTCAAAGTTACCCCGTCGGTTGTCTCGCTCGATCCGGGCGAGAAGTTCAACTCTGACCCGGCGGTATCGCTGGAAGCTGCCAAGCCCTTCCTCTACACCGACGCGGTGGGCACCTTCACGATTGACGGCACCGTATTCGAAGCTCAGACCCAGTTCTCCGTGACCTGTGAGGCAGGGCTGGCACCGTTCCAAGGTGACAGCGTGAAGTATCAGGACATGGTGGCTGGCAACGCCCAGATCACGATGGAAGGGCCGACCATCCTCCTCGACACCGAGGGGCTGGCCCAATACAACTCAATCATTTACGGCACCAGCAGCCCGAGCAACGGAGCGAAGCCCCGCACGGACCGCCCAGTGGTCGGCTCCTTCTCGGCCGAGTTCAGCAGGGGTAGCGGCGCAAGCCGTGAAAGCCTCAAGGTCGAGCTGCCCGGCGTGAAGTGGAGTCCGGACCTGGCTGTGGAGCCGAACCCGGACGGTGGCGCGATCGAGCTGGCCCTGAATGGTGAAATGCGGAAGGTCAGCGGTAGCCCGGCAATCCGGGTGACGGTCGAGACCGGCGGCACTGGTGGAGACACCGCTGCTCACACCGCCTAACGAAGGAGGGACCTATGACAGAGCTGCGGGTGGGCGACCGAACGGTAGCCCTTCCTGAACTCAACGGCTTCAAGGCAGTGCGTGCCGCACGCCTCGTCGCTGAGGTAATGACCTGCGCCCCGCAGGTGAACGACAAGCTGCGCGAGCTGCGGCAGGACTACGGGGACGCTAACGCCCTCGTCGTTACCCCTGCCCTGGCGAAGCTGCCGCGGTTCCAGCGGACCATCGTGGATGAGGATGGCAACGAGCGTGAGGTGCCCATCTTCACGCCGGCCGACTTTGAGGCAGCTGGGGGCGAGATACGTATTCCGCAGGACCCGCCGATGGCAGAGCAGATCGTGGCCATTTTCCCGGTGGTATGGACGGCAGCCGAGCAGCAGGTAATCGAGCTGCTGGCCCTGCTCATTAGCCCGAACTCAGAGTTGGCCGACGCGGACGAGGATGGCAGCGTGGATGACTACCTCACGAAGTCCGCACGCCGCCTGCTTCACGCCGCAACACTGGACCAGCTGGTAGAGCTGGCGGTGGCCAGCATCGAGCAGGTAGTGAACGCTCTCACGAAGGACGGGGGCAACGCCTTGGAACGAGCGATGGGGGCGATGACCGGGAGCGCCCCCAAGAGCGCGAACCGGACGGAGCCGTCTACGCAGGAATCATCGACCGACTCAGCCGAGCCTACGGATGGAGCAGACGAGACTGCCTCCACCGAACGCCTTGGACAGAAGTCAGAGAACTCGTTGAGCGGATAGGGGACTGGGATGAGGCCGAAGCCAGCTACCGTCGAGCGGTGCTTCGGGGACTCGGTTACGAGGTGCCGGAACCGGGGGAGGCGGCGCAGCAGACTGATGGCCCGGGGAACTCAGCCTGGCAGCGTGCGCAGGAGCTGGCTATGCGGCGAGACGCAGAGCGTCGAAGGAACTAGCTAGTGGACGTCGGGCGCATAGAAGCAACCCTCAGCGCGAGGTTCGACAGCGATCCCTTTGAGCGGTATGACCGGGCGCTGCGAGATGCGCATCAGGAGTCCACTCGCCCAGTAGAGGCAACCCTGCGGGGTGACTACGACGCGGGTGGATTCTCAAAGTTCGACCGGGAGTTGAATCAGGCCCAGTCAGCAGCACGCCGGGGCGCTACCGCGAAGCTGGATGCCCGGGCCAACACGACGCAGATGGACCGCTACAAGAGGTCGCTGTCTGACGTGGACGGCACCACCCGGCGCACCAGCACCAGCACGGCGGGGCTAAAGAGCAGCTTCACCGGGCTGGCAGCTAATGCCCGGATGCTCGCCGGTGGCGCAGCCATCGCAGGCGTAGCCCTGTCGGCCCGGCAGATGTATCTAGAAATGAGTGAGGCCGAGGCGGTAGGGGCGCAGCTGGACGCAGTGCTGCGCAGCACCGGGGGCGCAGCTGGGGTCACAGCTAGGCAGGTCGAGGCGTTGTCACTGGCGGTCGGCAATAAGGCGGCGCTGGATGACGAGGCGGTAATGAGCGGCGCGAACCTGCTGCTGACCTTCACAAAGATCCGCAACGAAGCGGGCAAGGGGAACGCGATCTTTGACAAGGCGGTCAAGATCACTGCGGACGTGAGCAGGAGCTTCGGCAAGGACCTGAACTCGAGCGCAATCATGGTCGGTAAGGCACTGAATGACCCCATCGCAGGCATGACCGCCCTTAGCCGAGTGGGAGTCCAGTTCACGGACCAGCAAAAGGATCAGATTACGGCGCTCATGGAATCCGGTGACCAGCTGGGGGCGCAGAAGGTGATCCTCAAGGAGCTGGAAACGCAGGTCGGCGGCAGCGCCGAAGCCTATGGAAAGACCCTGCCTGGTGCCGTGGACCGGGCACGTAACGCCTTCAACAATCTGATGGAGAACCTGGGCGGCAAGCTGTCCCCAGCTGTGAACGCCGTGGCGAACGTCCTAACGGACGTATTCTCTGGCAAGGCATTTCAGGGGGGCGGCACCCTTGACCGGATCTACTCACCGCTAATCGACGGGGCGAAGCAACTCTGGACAGCCATCGAGCCCGTATTCGGCCAGCTAAAAGATGCGTTCAATGACGTGTTCGGCGGCAAGGGTGGGAGACAATACGTTCAAGACCTGCGTGGCATTACGAAGGCAATCAGTGCCGTCATGGGCGTGATGGCCAGCGTGGTCCGCCGGGCGGTGCCCGGCATCGTTCAAGCGTTCCGGGGCATCCTGCTGGTGGTGCGAGGCGTTGTCCGAATCGTAGGAGGCATCCTGCGGGGAGACTGGGGTCGTGCGTGGGACGGAGCGAAAGATGTCGTCAGCGGCGCTCTCCTCGCCATCTGGGGGGCAGTCCGTGCCGCTACTGCCCCGCTAAGGGAGGGGCTGGCACGCCTGTTCCGCCCGATAGCGGCACTGTTCCGCAGTGCGTGGAATACCGCTAAGGCGGCAGTGAGCAGCGGCGTGCGCAGCGTAATCAGCGTGATCCGTGGTGCCGTTAGCGGTGCCAAGAGTGCGGCTACTGCCGTGGGCCGAGGCGTGGTCACAGCCTTCCGGGTTGTCCGTGACGTGCCGAAGCTGGTGCGGGACGCAGTGGGGGACGCGATTTCCGCCGTGCGTGGGCTGGTGGGCGCAGCTGCCTCCGCGGGTGCCAGCGTCGGTCGAGCCGTAATCTCAGGGATCGGGAGCGGCCTGTCCGCAGCTGGAAGCTTTATCGCCAACATCGGCAGCCAGATTGCCAGCTGGATCAACGCATCTACGCCCTTCGGTGACACCATCAAGATTGGCCCGGTGAGCGTGGCCCTGCCTGCCCTGGCGAAGGGCGGCAAGGTCGGGCCGAGTATGCGTGGCGCACAGATGTTCATAGCTGGAGAGGGTGGAAAAGATGAGTGGGTGATTAGCCAAGAGGGCGACCGTGGCAAGAACATCGGCTGGGCGGTCGAGGCACTGCGCACCCTTACCGGGCGCGACGTGGCTTTCTTCAAGGGCGGCGGCAAGCCCGGCGGTGACAAGTCAGTAAGGCGTTCCGTGGGCAAGCTTCAGAGGGTGGCCGGCAAGAGCTGGGGCACCTACGTCCAGCGGTCACTCACGAACATCCAGCGGCTCGACCGAGGTTATGGCCAGCTGGACCGGCAGCTCAACTTTACGGAGGAGGAGTTCCTGATTACCGGGGACGATGGCAGCGTGACCATAGATCAGGCAGCGGTGAACCGCAGGCTGGAGGAGCTGGGCAAGCTGCGGAGCGCACGGCAGCGAATATTCAACGCAGTGCTAGACCTCATCAGGTGGATTCGGCGCACGCAGCTGCCGCTTCGCAAGGCAATCGCGGCGCTGGACAGGGCAGGTCGTGGCAAGGGTAAGCGGGGGGCCAAGCGCCGTCAGAAGTATCGTGAGCAGGCCCGCAGCTACCGGCAGGGCTTCTATGACATGGCCGACGCACTGCCGGACCTAATGCTGGACCTAGAGGACAACCGGCTGGACCTTGAGGAGCTGGATAACGAGCGCTCCGCACTTGACCCGACAGTGCTGGCTGGCCAGACCCGCCCGGGTGACGGCACCGGGTCGAGCCCCGAGGGCGTGGCCGAGCTGGCTGCGCAGCAGGTAGCCGAGCTGCTGGGCAACCGGAGTGACCTGTTCAGCGGCTTCGGCAGCAACTTCCTGAGCCGGGGCACGGCACGCACCGGCCTTACGGATATGGCCGGGCTGCGTTACTTCGGCGGTGGGCAGGTAAGCGGTGGCGGCGTGCTGGCAGGCGCAGGCGGCGGCAGCTACGGCGGCACGGTGCCCCTCGATACACCGGGAGCCACCACCGCCGGGGGCGTTACGATCACGAACAACTATGCCGCCCCGCCCGAAGACCCTCATACCTGGTCCCAGTCACTCGCCTGGGAGCTGCGGACGGCAGTGAGCTAGATGGCACGCATCGAGATACCGACAGTCGTTCTGGACCCTGCCACTGGGCAGGCGGTGGCTGGTGCCAGCGTGGAGGTTCGGGACCGGAATACCGGCACCCTGGCGAGCGTCTACATCGCAGAAACCGGCAGCACGACCGTGACGAACCCCCGGACCACGGACAGCTACGGACGGGTGAACGGCTGGCTGGACCGTGGCAGCTACCAGCTGGAAATCAGTGGCACCGGGCTGGTGGCTTACACCGAGTATCTGGACGCTGCCCCCAGTAGCGCCGGAAGCGTGGACACTAGCTGGCTGGCCGATGGTGCTGTAACCGAAGCCAAGATTGACAGCGGGCTGGTGGGCGTGCGCCTGCTGGACGAGCAGACCTTCAACACCAGCACGACCTACACTCCGCCCACTGGGGCGAAGTTCTACGTGGTCGAGGCGCAGGCTGCCGGTGGTGGCGGTGGCGCAGGGCGGCGCAACGCTTCTGCCGGAAATGGCTACGGCGGGGGCGGCGGGGCAGGTGGCGCTCTCAGCCGCCACGTAATCACCGTCGCGGAAGCCCCTGGCGCACTAACTGTGACCGTGGGCGCTGGTGGCACCGGGGCTACGGGGCGCAGCACGACCGGGGACGGGTCGAACGCATCAAACGGCGGGACCAGTAGGTTCGGGCCGCTGTATTTCATCGGTGGGCGTGGTGGCGCTGGTGGCACGGTTTCCGCTGGCGCTGGTGGCCCTGCTACTGGCTGGCACCAGTTCCAGCCAGCCACCGGCACGGGCGGAGCTAGTGACCTCGGCAACGCCCCAGCTGGCACCCGGGGAATAGGAGCAGCTGGCGGGGGAGGCGGTGGGGGTGGCACCACCAGCAGCGTGACCGGACTGGGCGGCAACGGCGGCAGTCGGGTGGACTCAGACATCATGGTGTATTCATGGACTGCGGAACTGGCCACCGGGGGCGGCACGCTGGCTGGAAACTCGGCTACGTCAGCCGGGGCTGGCGGCAGTGGCGGCAGTGCCAGCGGCAACGCCTTCGCTCTAAGCGTGAACGGCGGCAACGGCTTGACCGGTGGCGGCGGTGGAGGCGGCGGCGTGGGCACGGGAGCCACCAGCGGCAACGGTGGAAACGGCGGGAACGCGCAGATTAGGCTCTGGGTCTATGGCTGAACTATGGCTCGAATGTGACCCGCAGCGGCAGCTGGTCGTGAACGCGATTGTCTATTCACCTGGCGACGGATACCTGCCGCCGGACGGACTGGTGATTGTGCCCCGTGGGGACAGTGAAGCGTGGATCGGCTGGGGCTACGTGGACGGTGAGCTAGTGCCGCCCGATCAGGAGGGGCTGCTGGCACCACCGGACGAGGAAACGCCGGAGGCCAGCTAGTGCCATCTCAGATCACCACCGTGGCAGCTGGGGGCACCACCACCAGCCTGCCGATTGGCATGGAGGTGGGCATCCGTTACTCGCTCATCGGGCCGGACGGCACCCGTGCCAGCTTCAACGACACGAGTGATCGTGACTTCGTTGGCTACCTAGAGGAAGTGACAGGGCTCGACGGAGCGGAGGTCCGAGAGTCCAGTGAGAACATCGTTGAGGGGGACGGTGCCATCCATAGTGATTTCTTCTACGGGCGCAGGCCGGTCACTTTGTCTGGGCTGGTGGACCCATCAGTATTTGACAGCACCCGCAATGAAAAGGTGACTCGCCTGCTGCGTGCGTGTGATGCTATGCGAGCTGACGCGACCCTTAGCTGGCAGGCTACGGGCGGCGTGCCGGTCTACCTCAACGTGCGCAGGCAGAACCCGCCCCGCGTTACGGGTGGCCGGGTCAAGAACTTTCAGATTAGCCTGGTGGCGGCGGACCCCCGAATCTACTCAGAGCAGGTGTATTCAGCGACCGTGAACGCTGGCACCTATACCGGGGGCACCGGTCTTACTAGCCCGCTGATTAGCCCGCTCCAGAATAGCCTCGACGCAGCTGGCAGCATCGTGGTGAACAATCAGGGCAGCACCAGCAGCCCGGGCATCCTTACCATATTCGGGCCAATCACGAACCCCCGCATTATCAACGGCAGCACCGGCGAGCAGCTGGCCCTTACCTATACGCTCGCAGAAGGCGACAGCCTTGCCGTGGACGTAGGCTCACGCACCGTGACGCTCAACGGGTCCACGAACCGCTACTCGGCTCTGGACTTCCCGAACTCAATCTGGTGGGAGCTAGTGCCCGGGCCGAATGCCGTGCGGCTGGAGGGCAGCAGCTTCACGTCTGCCGCTTCACTGAGTATCGTATGGCGGCACGCTTGGAACTGATATGGCTCTACTGACTCCCTCCATACTCGACACGAAGGCATACGATTTCAGTGCCCTTCGCTATGTCTGGGACGGCAACCTGGTCCAGAGCGGCGTGGTGGCCCGTAACGACCTGCTCGTTACCGCTAAGGGCAGCCAGCCCCCTATGGGCGTGACCGTGGCAGCTGGGGCAGCGTGGGTGAAGGCAACTACTGGCACCCGGAACGGGGCGTATCACGTTGTAAACGATGCCCCCGTGGACCTCACCCTGGCGGCAGCGAATGCCACTAACCCCCGGGTGGATCGGGTTGTCCTGACCATCAATGACAGTGCAGACCTCGCCAGCGCCACGGATACTCCTTCCCTGTCAATCGTGTCCGGCACTGCCACCGCTGGCGCGACTCTGGCTAACCTGACGGGCGCAGCTGCCCAGCCGTCGAACTCAGTGACGCTCGCCTTTGTGCTGGTGGGCGCTGGTGCCACTACGGTGACCGCCGCTAACGTGGGCAACTTTGCCGACCCTTACGGAGTGGCCCGTTCGATTGCCTCCACCACTGGTGCCGTAGCTGGTGCGCCGCCGCCCTACGCCTTCGGTCGGCCCAGCACCGTGCTGCCATCAGCCAGCGCCTACCACTCGACTACTCAGAGTCTTACCAGCGGCAGCGCCACGGCTTTGAATATGAACTCGGAACGCTATGACACCGATGAGGGCCATAGCACGAGCACTGACACGAGCCGATATACGGTGAGCGTTCCGGGTGTCTATCAGCTGGGGGCAGCAGTCGAGTTCGCTGCGAATGCCACGGGTGACCGTAGGCTGGCCCTGCGTCTCAACGGCTCCACCATCATCGCGGAGCAGGCTACCCGGGCCACGGCATCCGGCGTGACTCGCGTAGCGGTGGCACGCACCTGGCGACTGGCTGACGGAGACTACGTGGAGGCGGTAGCAACGCAGGACAGCGGCGGCAGCCTCAACACCGGCAACGCGACCGCTGGGACTGCGCAGGAGCTGAGTGCGGTCTGGGTCGCTCCGTGAGCCGTGGCCGACTGGTCGCTGCTGCTCGCAGGTCTTGACGGCGTCACCGTAGGCGAGATTGACAACGCGAGTGACCGCCGGTTTGACTTTCCCCTAAACCGGATCGCCACTGGCCAGTTTCGCATTCGTCTGGATCACCCGTTCTCTGCCCAGCTGCTGGAGGGTGACAGCCTAATCAAGCTCTACCAGCGGTCGAGCTCGACATCAGAGTTGCGAATGGTGGGTGAGGTTGTAAGCGTCGAGGAAGTAGCTGGTGAGAGTGATGCCGGCAGCCTCGCGGTGACCTTTGCGGAGGCCGGGTTCTTCCGCCTGAATCACCGGCTCGTGGGCAAGAGCGCCACGGGCGTGAGCTACGGGACAGCCCTTAGCCCGGTAGACCGTGGGCTAATCGCGCAGCAGGTGATCGAGGCAGTGAACACCGAGACTGATACGGGTGTGCGCATCGGCAGCATCACCGCGAGCGCGAATGGCTACGTGGGTCCGTGGTGGTATAAGCCCGTCGGTGAAGCCATCCTCGAGCTGAGCGCCACGCTCGACGGGTTTGACTTTCGGTTCAACCCGGTAGAGCCTACGCAGGACAGCGCCGGGCTGGCGGTAAGCCAGTTCACCGCCGCCGGGGCACTGGGCCAGCTGCGCCCAGATACCGTCTTCGAGTTCGGTACCGGCAAGCGGAACATGAAAAGTCTCAAGCGGCAGGTGAGCCGTGATGGGCTTATGACCCGGGGCTACCACCTCCCCCCTGGCTTTCCTGAAACGTCTGAGCCAGTAGTGAGCAGCCAGAACCTCACCGCCACTGCCGCCCGTGGACTTCACGAAGGGCTGGTGACCAGTGACCTAAGCGTGGCTGACTTACGTGCCGCACTGGTGGCGGAACATGTCGAGGTTCGGAAGCAGGCCCGGCAGCTGATTACCTTTGAGCCGACCAGCTACGGCACGGAGTTCAACGTGGACTACGAAGTGGGAGACGTGGTCACGGCCCGGGCAGTGGTGGACGGCTCCATCCGGTTCGATGCTTCGTTCCGCATCTACGGAGTAGAAGTGTCCGTGACAGACGAGGGGCTGGCATCATATTCTTTGACGCTGGTGACGACTGACTAATGCCCCTAGACCCTAGAAACGTGCCCACCACTGCGCAGGCTGCCACGGCCCAGCGCATAGCCGACCTCGAGCGCCGGGTCGCAGCACTGGAACGCATGAACCGGACGGTGGTCCAGAGCGGCGCACCAGCCACGCCCAGCACTACCACCACCACCAGCGGCGGCGGCACCGTAATCACGCAGTTCAGTAGCCAGCCCAGCGGCGGCAGCACGGTGGTAGATACCACTGGGAACCGGGCCTACTTCTGGACAGGCACCGCCTGGCGAAGCGTTGCCATCACATGACGCAGGGCCAGATTGACAGCATTAGCTCGCAGCTTCGTGAGATGAACCTGCTACTCAGCCAGCTTCATGCCAGCCAGAGGGCAGCTGGGCGTGAGCTGGCGGACATCAAGAACCGTGTCAAGGAAACTAACGGCAGGGTGACCGCTTTGGAGGCGCAGGAGATACGGGACCGCGCAGTAGCCGAGGAGCGTTCTCGGATGCTGGCAGAGAGCGCCGAGCAGCAGCAGACAGGGCAGGAGCATAGGTGGAGGCTCCATGACCGCCTGATAGGCGCGGGAGTGACCATCGCCTGTGTCGTTCTCGGTGCCGTGCTGGCCGACCTACGCTTCTTCTAACCTTCGGCTATGTCTCAGAATGGACAGCTGCCCCGGGGCGACCTTAGCCCGGTCAGCGGTGGCCAGCTACTTCGCAAGGACGCCGCCCGGGCGTATCTGGCACTGGACCGCTACCTGCGCCACGCCGGGCGCTATGGCCTCAGCAACGCCGGGGGCGGCAGCTGCTACCGGAAGCTCGGCAGGCCGGGTGACTACCGTCGAGGCGGCGAGTTCACGCAGTGGTATGCCTGGGAGCGGTATCAGGCAGGCGGAAACCTGGCCGCACGCCCGGGCACCTCGAATCACGGATGGGGCGTGGCGGTGGACTTTGTGAACTATGACTCCGTCGCCACCTACGGCGCAGCGTTCGGCTGGCGCAAGACGGAAGCCTTCGGGGAGCCGTGGCACTACTGCTACGTCCCGGGCCGCTACGCCGCCGTGAGGGAGTGGAGCAAGGTTAGAAAGGGTGAGGAGCTGCGCCCTGGCGACAGGGGACCGGGCATAAAGGCGGCGAAGAAGCTGCTGCGCCGTCACGGGTTCTGGAGGTTCGCGCGCAACTCCGAAGGCTACTCACGCAGGTTCGGGCGTGCTGTCCGTAGATTCCAGCGGGTGAATGGTCTAGTCTCTGACGGGATTGTTGGACCCCGAACGTGGGCAGCCCTGCGCCGCCCGGCAAGGAGAAGAACATGAATGACCTACCGATAGCCACCTACCTCATCGCCGGACTCTGCGCCATCGTCGCAGTAGTGGGCGGAGCGGTGACCATTACCAGCCCAGACTCACTGAGCTTCAACGACTACCTTGACGCAGTGGCAGCCTTCGCCATCGGTGTCGGCATCCTCGGGGTGGGCAGGGGAATCAACGCATCACGGAAGGGCTAGTGGCTCGACTCACTATCCCCCGGGCAGCATGGACCACTCGCCCTCGTGGCGGGGACAGCCAGCACCCGATTAGCCCGATTCTGTTCGTCCACTACTCGGCCAGCCCCGGGGCAGGGCTCGACAGCTGGCAGAAGCAGGCCGCTGCCATTCGTGCCATCCGGGACTACCACGTGGACGTGAATGGCTGGCTCGATATTGGCTACTCCTTCGTCCTGACGCAGCCAGCTGGCCGGGTGCGTGACGCACGTATCTGGCGGGGGCGTGGGCGGCACCGGGTGCCAGCCAGTCAGCAGGGCTTCAACACCGGCAACCTTTCGGTCTGCGTTATTGCGAACGACAAGGAGGAGATCCGCGAGAAGACGGTGCTGGCGATTGCCGCCCTGGCGAAGCGTCTCAACGCCCGTGACATTCAGGGCCACCGGGACGTGAACGCCACCAGCTGCCCGGGTGAGCGCCTAGCTGCGCACCTGCCCCGAATCCGAAAGCTCGCCGGACTCTAGGACTATGCGGCGCTCCGCCGTTTCACAACTCACGAGGGAAGAGCTGGCCGAGCTGTATCGGGAGCACGGTAGCTGGATCGACGCTGCCCGGGCTACTGGCTGGAACGTGACTAACATCCGCAATCACGCGAGCCGCCTGGGCGTGAAGGCTAAGGACCTCAAGGAAGGGCCACCAGCCCCGGACCCTAACTCCACGGCGCACTACGTGACCAGTGATGACCCTGCCGAGTGGGGCGACATCAAGGCGATGCTCGCCCGGCGTGGCTTGAACGCTGACGACTGGATCGTGCTGCGGGCACGGGTGAACGAGTGGGGCGGCCCGGAGGGCCAAGACAACGCCCAGCTTCGTGTCGAGCTGGCTCCGCGAATGGGCCTGCTGCTGCCAGCCCGGTCAGACGGCTGGACACCGCCACCTCGGCCGGCAGATTCCACGCCTAAGGAGCATGAGCTGGTCGTGTTTCTCGGGGACCACCACGCCCCGCACCATGACCAGCGCCTTCACGCCGCCGTCTGCCAGTGGCTGCGTGATGTGAAGCCGGACCGGGGCATCCTGCTGGGCGACCTGCTGGACCTCGACACACTGAGCCGCCACCGCCGAACCCCGGAGTGGACGGCGGAGGTTCAGGCTACGCTTGACGCTGGCTACGGCATCATCAGAAGCTACATCGAGGCGTCACCTGGCACCCGCTGGCAGATGCTCGACGGTAATCATGAGGAGCGCCTTCGCAATAGCATCCTTGATCACATCAGCCAGATGTTCGGTGTGAAGCGTGCCCACGGCGAAGACGATGAGGACCAGCACCCGGTCCTGTCCACGCCCTACCTGTTACGGCTGGATGAGCTGGGCGTGGAATGGCACGCAGCTGGCAGCAGCTACGAGCACGCACAGATCAACGTGACTAGCGAGCTGGCTGCCCGGCACGGCTGGATTGCCAAGAAGGGAAGTGGAGCGAGCGCCCTGGGCACGATTGACCACCTTCGCTACTCCGTGGTCATTGGGCATACTCACCGGCAAGCCATCGTCCATCACACTGCGCACTCCATCGAGGGCAAGCCAAAGACCCTGCTGGGCTGTGAGGCTGGCACGCTGGCCAACATAGAGGGGGGGCTGGGCTACGCGACTGCCCCTGACTGGCAGCAGGGTTTCGCAGTGGCTGATGTCTACAACGGCACGCCCGGCCTGTTCAAGATTGACCTTGCGACCTACGTAGATGGAACACTACTCTGGAGGGACTGGATATGCCGACCATGATGAAGCGTGATCCGCAACTAGAGCGTGAGCTGGTGGCCATCGCCGCAGCCAGTGAGGGCCTGGCGAGCTGGAACGGTGGGGAGCTGCGGGTGGATCCAATCGTCGAGCGCCTGAACGCAGTAGCGGACGAGCGTGCGTGGCCCGGCGGTGTCGAGGTCGAGGCACGCCCAGTGCCACTGATTGAGGAGGCGAAGGAGGAGATCGCTGACCTGCGAAGTTACCTTGTTTGGAAGGCGCAGTCACTGCGGGAGCAGGTGGGCACCGGGGACAGCGAGGCGTGCGACGAGTATGCCCGGGTGATGCGAGCGCTGGCTGCCACGGTGGCGGCGTGGGCCGCACTGGCTGGCCACTAGCGCCACGCTGGCGCACGTTTCACTCCCCGGGTGGGGCTACTACCCCCACAGATAAGACCACCGCCCGGGGCTGGGCGGTGGTCCGTGGGCGTGGCTCGATTCACGCCCTCCCTATGTCGGCACTGGCCCTACCGAATAGGGAAGCCTTCACGAACTAGGGGGCGGCACACTGGCTGCCCGGCAAGGGTATGGACCTGCGGCGTGGGCACCCGGGCCAGCGTGCCCTCCACGTCCACCACCACTGCGCCCGGTGCTACCGTCACCACCGTCCCCAGCACCCGGCCTGCGGCGCTGGGGACGGTGACGAACTGGCCCTCACGGACGCTCACTGGGCACCGCCGTTCTGGGGCAGCGGCAGGCCGAACAAGAAGCCCGGCCCGTTGCCTTCTTCGTCCCGGGCGACCTCGATCACCATCGTGTCGCCGTTCGCGTTCATGAACGTGAGCTGTGGCCAGTCCTCGGCCCAGTCACTGTATTCGTTGACCTCCCGCTTTATTTCGACCTTCACGCAGGTCCAGTGCTTGAGGCTGCCGTAATACTGGCGCAGCCATTTCCGGTGCTTCTTCTCGGCTTCAGTCATGGCAGCCATCAGGCACCTACCTCCCGGGTCGTGTGGGCAACGGCGCGAAGCACCTCTGCGTCGGTGCGGCTGTCGGCTTCGGCACGGGCCGCTGTCTCCGCGTCATCGGCTGGTGCGCCGTCCGCCACCATGAGGCTCGCCAACTCGGCTATCAGCACTCGGCGTGCTTCCTCCGCCGCGCTCATCGGGTCTGCTCCCGGTTGAAACGGGCCACGGAGCCGGTCAGGTGGATCCATTCCACCTGCTCGGCAGCCAGTGCTATCGTCTCAGTGAACCGGCGGCAGTCCACGAGGTCCATGCGCACCTGCCCTGCGACGCGGTAGGAGGGCCAGCGGTAGCCGTGGCCACGGCTCGTCGGGTCAAAGCCGGGCGGGTAGCTTATGGCCAGCATCCCGGTGTCTGTTCGGTGGGTCTTCATTTGCTTCTCCTTGTCCTTTGTTTCCGGTGCCTGTATTGGCACTCTACGAGTATAGCGACTGCGCAGTGCGTGCGCAACATATATAGAGGGGCGGTGCCGCCGTTGCGTCTATGATTCTGGGCGTGGAGGCAACCCCCGTCTTAGAGGTCACACGACGCATCCGGTTCGAGGCAGCTCATCACCTGCCCGGGCACCCTGGCGAGTGCGCGAGGGTTCATGGCCATAGCTGGCAGGCGTGGATCACGGTGAGGGGTCCGCAGCAGACCGAGGGCGATGACGCCGGGATGGTCATTGAGATGGGCAAGCTGGCAGACTTCTTCAAGAGTGACGTCGAACCGGGGCTCGACCACCGGGCGCTAAATGACACGCTGCCGGATGAGTTTCTACCGCCCACCACTGAAAACGTAGCCCGGTTTCTGCTGGCAGTGTTCCGGGGTGCCGGGTTCCCGGTGGTGCGGGTCACAGTGCGTGAGACTGAGAATCAGGAGGCGACGGCGTTCCATGCCGATGAGTAAGGAAGCAGCCTCCGTGCGTTACCCGGTGGTCGAGGTATTCGGGCCGACCGTTCAGGGTGAAGGACCGCACGCCGGCAGAGTCGTGAGCTTCGTGCGTTTCGGTGGCTGTGACTACCGCTGCTCGTGGTGTGACAGCCTCTACGCAGTGCTGCCGCAGGAGGTCAAGCAGAACTCGACCAAGATGACTGCCGCCGAGATAGTGTCGGCCCTGCCGCCGAAATCTGACACGGTGATCCTTAGCGGTGGCAACCCGGCACTGATCCACGGGGACCAGCTGGTGCGTGCCCTGGCAGATGCGGGCAAGGCGTTTCACGTGGAAACGCAGGGCAGCAGGTGGCGAACCTGGCTCCGTCACGCCGAGCTGCTGGTGGTAAGCCCTAAGCCCCCGAGCAGCGGGATGGCAGAGAAGGCGGAGCAGGAGGTGCCAAAGTTCATACACCGCTGGCAGGCTGAGGGCCAGAACCCGCTGGTGTTGAAGTTCGTGGTGGCGGACCAGCAGGACCTCACGTGGGCGCTCGATGTCTATGACGCAGTGAACCCCCGGGGGGACCTGCCGCTATACCTAAGCGCCCTCACGCCGCCGGACTGCTCACTGGAGCAGCTGGCTGCCAGCTACCGAAACCTCTGTGAGCTGGTGCTGGGCAGCCACCGGGCACGTAAGGCGGAGCCGGTGGTGCTGCCGCAGCTTCACGTCATCGCCTGGGGGCATGAGCGTGGCGTCTGACGAGCTGGAGCAGTGCTACCGCCGCCTCATCACTGAGGCCGGGGATGACCCGCTGCGTGACGGGCTGGCGGATACCCCTGCCCGGGCGGCCCGTGCGTGGCGCGAGCTTACGGCGGGCTACACGAGCGAGCCTAAGCTGACGGTGTTTCCGGCTGACGGATTCGATGAGGTGGTGGCGCTGCGTGACATCTCGTTCTTCTCGCTCTGTGAGCATCACCTACTTCCATTCTACGGTCATGCGCACATCGCCTACATACCCGGGGACACCATTCTGGGCCTGTCTAAGTTCGCCCGGGTCGTTGAGACCTACGCCCGGCGACTCCAGGTTCAGGAGCAGCTGACGCAGCAGGTGGCGGACAAGCTCACCCGGGTGCTGCGGCCGAAGGGGCTGCTGGTGGTCATCGAGGCGGAACATCTCTGTATGGCTATGAGGGGGGTCCAGAAGATAGGCTCCCGGACCCGGACCAGCTTCGCAGGTGGGGCGTTCCGTGACAACGCAGAATCTCGAGCGGAGGCCATGTCCCTGCTCGACCTAACGTAAGGAGTAACCGTGAGCAGCTGGCAGAACAGAATCGTGGGCAGTGGTGAGGAGGCACCGGACCAGCTGATGGCGAACCCTAAGAACTGGCGCATCCATCCAATCACGCAGCAGGAGGCAGTCGGGAACGTGCTGGATGAGGTTGGCTGGGTCCAGCAGGTAATCGTGAACAAGACAACCGGGCACCTCGTGGATGGGCACCTGCGTGTCGCCCTGGCGATTAGTCGAGAGGAGCCGTCCATACCCGTGACCTACGTGGAGCTGACCGAGCAGGAGGAGGCGCTGGTGCTGGCTACCCTTGATCCGCTCGCCGGGCTGGCTGCCACGGACGCTGACAAGCTGGCTGAACTACTGGGCGAGGCTGATACGCAGGGGCAGGCGCTCCAGAACCTGCTGGATGACCTGAGTAAGTCAAGCGCCCCGCTGGATGACCTTACGGAGCAGGGGGCTGTCGCCAATGACGAGGACTTCTGGCCCGTGATTCGGCTCCAAGTCAGTCCCGAGACATACCGGGCATGGAGTCAGGCGTGGGACCAGCTGCCCGGTGAGAATGACAATGACAAGCTGACCTCGCTGCTTCCGTGACGTGGTCGGCTACCTGCTCAGTTTCTTCTACTTCAAGAAGGTAGCTCTAGACGAGCTGGCTGCCGCCACCGGTCGCCCTGGTATCAAGTTCTTCGCGGACTCAGGAGCCTACTCGGCTCATACCACTGGGGAGCCGGTGGTGCTGGATGATTATGCGGTCTGGGTCAAGCGGTGGGAACACCTGCTGGACCCTTACGTGAATCTCGACGTGAAGTTCAACTCAGAGGCCGGGCAGGCTAATCAGGCGCATCTGGAACGGCTGGGCCTAACGCCTGCCCCAGTGTTCCACCTCGGTGAGCCGCTGGACCTGCTGCGTGAGATGGTCGAGCGGCATGACTTCGTCGCGGTGGGCAACATCACGGGCGAGAGCCGTCGAGACCCGAAGCTTTGGGCGGCGCTCGATCAGATCCACGGCATAGCTGCCGAGGCCAACACCGGGCTTCACGGCTTCGGCGTAGGGCACTGGCCCATTATTAGGAGGTGGCCCTGGCGAAGCGTGGATAGCAGCAGTATGGGCGCGAGCTTCCGCTACGGAGTGGCCCACCTGTTCAACCCCTACGAAGATCGCTGGGTGAAGTTCCGCACCCGCGAGACTGCCACGTGGCACCGCTGGGGCTGGCTCCTGCGTGAGTATGGATTCGAACCCGGGGAGTTTGCCGGGCGCAGCCGTAAGGAGCAGCTGATACCGCTGTTTCGGCTCGCTGGTGCTACGTGGGCACGGGCGGCGCAGGCGAAACCGGAAACGGACTTCTACCTCGTGGACCTCGGCTTCCCGCAGGTCTATGAAGACCACCCCCGAATCACCTACTACGAGCGAGGCGTTCAGATGGTGGAGGCGGTGGCTGCGTAGTGGGTCCTCTGGCGCACGTTGCCACTGGCAAGGCTGTGAAGGCTCCCGCCTTGGCGAGCGTGTGGATGGACGCGCCGCACCTGCTCCGGGTTGTCAATCCGGAGCTGGCACCACTGGGGCAGCGGGTGGCTAACGCGACGCACGGCTGGCCCGGGCTGCTGGCAGCTGCCGCTATATGGGGCAGCAGGGGCGTGGCTGGCTGGGCGCTTCACGTGGCGCTGGACACCATTAGCCATGATGAAGGAATGGGCAGCCACGGCAGGCTCCGCAAGGTATGGCTCCCGTGACGCACCACGGGCTCGACCGCCTAGCTGCCAACGATGTGACGCTGGCCAGCTCGAGTGACTGGGACCGGCTGGCCGATGACGTGGTGGCCGGCAGACTGGGGACGCCCTTCGAGCAGGACACCGAAGCTCACTGGGAGGTCAGTGGGCCGCAGCCACCGGACAAGGACTTCGGCGTGGTGCTGGCAGTAAGTGGCGGCATGGACAGCGCCTCCCTGCTCTGGCAGGCGACGGACTGCTCAGTGCCGGTGGAGCGAGTGTTCTTCAACCTGGGTCAGCCCTACGTGGCTCACGAGCTAAGGGCGCTGGATGAGCGCCGGGTGGAGTTCACTGTCCATACAGAGCGCCCCCGGTGGCGGGATCATGACGGGATACTGGTGGGCCGCAATACCTTCATCGCCCTGCGTGCGGCGCAGCTGCTCCATGAGTCAGGCCGGTGGGGCGAGGTATGGCTGGGGGCGGTAGCTGGTGAGAATGACTGGAGGGGCGGTGACAAGAGCCAGAGGTGGCTGGCAGACCTGAACGGGATGCTGGCCCGGGCCGGGGTGGACGTGCGGGTAGTCGCCCCTCTGCACTATCTTGACAAGGCAGATCAGGTCGCCCTGGCGAACGCTCAAGGATGGGCGGACCAGCTGGCGGCGACTAAGAGCTGCCACCGGGGTGATGTCTGGGCCTGCGGGGCGTGTAAGACGTGCTTCCGGAAGTGGGTCGCGTTTCATGCTCTGGGGCTCGACCGCCTGCTGCTGCCTTATCACGATGCCCCCATTACTGCGTTCGCGCAGATTGCCGAGCAATACGAGCAGTGGATCGAGCGCCCGGGGTCTAAGTATGGACTACGCCGCAGGCAGACCACCCGGGCGGCAATAGCCAGCGTCCGGCGTGCCGCGGAAGGTGGGGGCGCGAGCATCCCCACCGGGTAAATAACCCGGGCCGGTTCACGTGCGCCCTACGCTGGCGGCAGACCTCTAAGCTCGCAAGGCAAGACCCCCCCCTTACCCCCCCCACGAAAACGGGCCAGCCGTGGGGTTCGCCTGCTCTACCTGCCGGGCTGCTGGCACCCCTCCCCCCCGGTCGCGTCCGCCGGGCTAGTCAGGGCCGCATCCAGCGGCAGGGTTCTACCCCCGGTCTAGTCGGTCATGCTGCTGCTGTCTCCGTGGCCATACATAAGGGCGGCAACCTACCGCCCCGCCCGGCGGCAATAGCCCAGCAGCGCCCTGGTGATTGCGAACGCAGAACGGTCCTGCTATATTCGGCACCTGCCCAATACCGGGCAGCGGAAACGAGAACAAAGGAGAAGCACAGTGAGCGCCAAGACCAAGAGCACCAAGACCAAGACCAAGACCACGAAGGCAGCAGCCAAGAAGGCAGGCACCGCCGCAGTGAAGCAGATTGCGAACGGGCCTAAGACCCCGGCTCGCAAGGAGCTGGAGCGGGTCGCCGCCGAGGTTCGCAAGAACCCGCAGGCAGCCACCGTGGAGCAGCGGACCATCCTCGTCGAGGCTGGGCTGCTGGCTGCCGGGCTGCGTGGCAAGGCACGCACCGAGTTCATCGAGACGGGCAACTCCCCCGCCAAGACGGCGAAGGCTGCCGCCCCGGCGAAGCCCCGCAAGAGCAGCCCCCGCAACGGCAAGGTGAGCGTGAACGATGCGCTGAAGAAGGCGCTGGCGGATGGCCCGGCAACGGTGGAAGACATCGTGCCGGTGGTGACCAAGCTCCGTGGCACGCCCACCACCCGGGGCGTGGTCGTAAGCGGTCTGCGCTGGGGACTGGCGGAGGAGCGTGGCTGGTATGCGCAGGGCAAGGGCGACACGTTCCGCCTCACCGCCGCTGGCAAGAAGTAGCCCCCGCCCCCAGCGGCACCACGACAACCCCGGCCCAGCGCCGGGGTTGTCCTATCTGGGGGGGTGCTGGGCTACCCGGGCAGGGCGAAACGTGGCGCTGCGGGGCGCTGGTGGCCACGCAGCAGCCCTGCCAGCACCTATTCTGCCGCCCCGGGGCGCTGCCCCCGGTGGCTGGCACCTATGCCGCCGCCGCAGCCGCTACGGTTGCCGCCGCAACGTGGGGGCAGGGTGCCCCTACAACGGAAACGGGGAGCCGACCGTGGGCCGACTCCCCTAGCAGATGACCAAGGAGAAGCTCTGCTGACCCGGGAGCATACCGGGGACGCGGACGGAAAGGAAGTGACGTGGGGGAAGCAACGAAGGACGAGGAAGAAGCGGTCGCCCTGGCGACGGTCTACTTCACCGCTCCCTACTCTGGCAAGGTGCGCAGTGAGCGCACGCTGGGCACGCCGGAGCAGGTGCGTGAGCGATGGGACCGCCGCAGGGGTGAACTGCTTGAGGTGAAAGAGGGGTGGCACGGTGCGTCCTGACACGCCTCGACGTAAGCAAGACGAGCGGGACATGGCCCAGTGGCCACCGCCCACGGACGAAGCGGCAGTGGACTACCTGCTGGCGCTGATGCTGGGGCAGCCCGAAGACGAGGACATTCCGGAGACGTGGGACAACCCCCCGGAGTGGCTGGACGCCATCCTGAGCGTGCTGGTAGCACGGCGCTCGCCCGGATGGTGCGGACTAGGTGAAGACAACCCGAGAGGAGCAACTAAATGAACAACACGACAGTCCCCATAGAGCTAACCGACCTCGCCACCCTGCTCGCCACCGCGAAGGTGGTGCGGAAGGCACTGGTGGAGAGTGGAGCAAGCCCGGACGCACTGGACCAGTGCGTGGACAACATAGCCAAGACCATCATGAACGCTGACATGGCTGCCAGTGCGGCAACCGTGACGATGTTCAGTGACAACTAGAGGAGGAGCAATGACCAAGACAACGGTGACAACCGATGACCTGCTGGCCCTGCTAACGGGTGCCAAGATAGGCGCTGCCACCATCGAGCTCGACGGCACGGACAGCGCCCTGCTGCGTGCCAGTATCGAGCGGGTGGAGCGGCAGCTGCTGGAGCTGGTGGATGCCGCCCTGCCCACGCCTGCGAACCCGCTGGTGGACCAGCTGGCGGCGAAGCTGCTGACTGCGTTCGATGCTGCGCCGCAGCAGACGGAGCAGGAGCTAGCCATCCACGCCGGGCTGGACCAGCACGACACGAGCATCGCCCTGGCGAGGCTGGAAGCGGACGGCAAGGTATGGCAGCTGGACGATGCCGGGACCACAATCTGGAGCCGGGCATGAGTGCCCTCGGGCGGCATACCGCCTACTCCGGGGGCAGCACAGACCAGCAGCCCATGACCTACCGGGCTAACGTCTGGGGCATCCCCACCCTGTTCGTATGGCACGGCGGGGAATACGTGGAGGTTTGCCCACTGGGCGAAGCCGTGGACGTTCTCCACGTCTGGGACCATGACTACAACCGGGCCAGCATCCAGACCGAGATCGAGCTACGGCAGGTCTGCCGCCACTGGATACGCAGGGTGGACCAGCATGACTGGCTCGCGGGTGCGTTGCGGGGGCTGGTGGAGTGTGACTGTCGCAGGTGCCGCCGTAAGAGGCGCATGGAGTGGTGGAACCGGCGCACGCGATAAGATAGTGAACGCAACGACAACGACCAAGGAGGTCACAGTGAACAATGAACAAGAAGCCGCCGCTGAGGTAGTGGATGCCGTAGTGGTGGAGGAAGTGCCAGAGCAGGAGGCTGGCATGGACATGGTCCCGGCGGCGCAGGGCGGCGTAATGATGCCGTTCGATGCCGAGGAGGTCCAAGAAGCCATGACGGCATACCAGCAGACGGTGCGTGCCACGCTTAGTCCGAGTGACTGGCAGGGCAGCCCGGGAGGGCGTGGCTCCTTCGTGAAGAAGTCCGGCTGGAGGAAGATCGCTAAGGCGTTCGGCCTAAGCGTTACCCGGGTGGATGACGGGGTGGAGCGGGACGAGGACGGCAACCCGGTAAGGGCGTGGGCCGTCTACCGGGCAGCCCACCCGAACGGACAGACGCAGGACGGTGATGGCTATTGCTCCGTGGACGAAAGTAGGTTCTCGCGAAGCGGTGGCCGGCAGAAGCTCGAGAATGACCTGCGAGCCACTGCCACCACCCGGGCCAAGAACCGGGCCATCTCGGACCTCGTGGGAATGGGCGAGGTGAGCGCTGAAGAGGTTGCCGTAATGGCAGCCCCGGAGGAGCCAGCCTACGAGGGGGACCTGCGTGCCACGTGGGAAGCGATTGAGGAGGCGGTCGGCCTGGAGACAGCCGCGAACCTCCATAAGTGGATCCTCGCCGACAATAGTGAGCGCATCCCCCGGCAGGTAGGCCGGGCGCTGGTGGCGATAGGCCGGTGCCTTACGCCTGCCGAACCTGGCCCAGCTGATGACAACGAAGAAGTCCCGTTCTAAGGAGGGCGGACAACATGAGCAAACGACAGCCGACTGACTACGTAGTGCTGATGGACACCGGGGACCGAGAGCGGCCTGACCTGATTCTGGAGGAGGTAGGCGAGGTGCGTGCCTACACCCCCCAGCAGGCGAAGCGGAAGGCGGCAACGCTGCCCCGGGTGGAAAGCACGGTGACGCAGATGCGCCGTGCCGTGGTCTATACCGTGCCAGCCCGGAACCTTAGCCCGGGACTGGTGGAGGCAGTGACCACCGCCCGGATAACCGGCGACACCGCCCGGGTAGCTGGGGGCAATGATGAGTGACGGCAAGCTGTTCGACGTGGTGCCGGGCGCTCGCCCTGGGCATCTTGACGTTGAGCCGAATGAGAGCTGGGGCAAGGCGAGGGCACGTAGCAGTGACCCCGAGACTAGCCACGCCGCAGCTGCCAGCGTCCGTGACCTAACGGCGAAGCAGCAGGCGGTCCTAGACTGCCTCAGCTGCGCTGCCGCGCCGGTGACGGACCAAGAGTTGGCCCTGCTGTATGAAGCCCTACGGCATGATGAGCAGTGGCCAGAGCAGAGTCCTAGCGGACTGCGCACCCGGCGAGCCGAGCTGGTGGACCGGGGCGTGGTGGCCAGCGTGGGGCGGAAGCGCCTAGACACTGGCAGGCTGGGCCGCACGTGGGCCGCAGCAGGTGCCATCGTGCCCGGGGGGGCGGCATAGTGCCCGGGCGTGACAGCGTGCTGCGGGTGCTGCTGCCAGCCCTTGCCGCTGGCAAGGTAAGGCTCTGCCCCCGCTGCTGCCACGGAATGTTCGCGGCCTATGATGGCAAGCTCGACCGAAAGCAGAGCAAGGCGAAAGCGGAGCAGTGGTGGCCGATGCCACCGGCTCTGAGCCGCACTGACAACAAGACCTACGTCTGCTCGCCCTGCGGGACCGAGGAGGCGCTGGAGGATGCCCTTAGCGGGGCAGTGATGGCCCGGGAGGACTGGGGACCACGGTTCCTGGACGACCCGGACAACGGAACAATGACCAACGAAGGAGAAGCAACGCATGAGTGAAGCAACGATGACCAGCACGGAGCTGGTAATCCCGGTGACCGGCGAGCTGGTGCCGCTGGATGCCGAGAGTGACATACTGGCTGAAGCGGCCTGGCGAATGCGGGAGCTGGAAACAGAACTCGCCCGGGTCCGGCGGCAGGTAGGTGAAGAGCTGGTGCGCAGGATGGATATGGAGAACCTGCGCAGCGTGGAGGTGGCTGGCTACGTGATCTCAGTGGATGCCCCTGGCGGTGTCGACTGGGACGCGAAGCAGCTTGACGAGACGCTGGGCCAGCTGGTGGAAGGCGGCGTGATTACTGAGGGCGCACGGCGGCGAGTGGTGCCGCTGAAGCCGTCCGTAAGCCAGCGGGAGCTGAAGAAGCTGCTGGCCACGCTGGACAGCCCGGACCTCGAGCTGGTGGAGGCGTGTTCCGAAGCCAGCCGCAAGACCCGCCGGGTGAAAGTGGACAACGCAGCCATGAAGGCGAGGGCATGATGCCACTGACGCTGATCTACACCGACAGTCAGGGCCGCGAGTGGCGCTATAAGAGAGGCACGAGCCGAATCCGGTGCTACCTGGGGCCGGACGGCGAGAAAGCCATAGACGAGGTGAACATCTGGGACCACGCCCGGGGGAAGCCTGACTTTGACTGCGATGAGCAGACGGGGCTACGGGACCGAGTGCTGCGGCACCTACGCGAGGCCGAGGAGGAGGCGGAGGCATCGCATGAAGCCGTCCCGCCGCCCCGGGCAGTGCGCCGGGCTGATGGGCTGGGCTGCGTGGAGCGGGTCCACCCGTCCGAACTCGCGTGGGAGGAGCGATACGGATGAAGGCTGCCCCCGCAAGATGGGCAGTGGCTAGCAGTGAGGGAGGGCGTAGGCCGAAGCTGGTCTGCGCCCCCCTTACCGCTGGTGAGGCGCAGGCGTTCATAGCTGGCTACGCTGCCCGGGGCTGGTATGTCGTGCCACTACCCCCGGGCTACCGACGCGGGGACATCACACGAGGCTTGAGCCAGTAGGCTCGGGACGGGGGGAGGGTCATGCCAATACCGGCACCGTTCATCAATCCGCCCCCCGTAGGGCAAAGCGAGCGGGGCTTCGGCTCCGCTCGCTACGCTCTGACCATGAGCAGCAGCCCCACCGTTATCGAGCTACCGCTTACCCCCGTGAGCTACAACGAAACGCGGTTCGCGCCGTGGTATGTGACCCGGGCCAAGAGCCAGCCGCTGCGTGACGCACTGGACCTGCTGCTACGCACCAGTGACCTGCCTAAGCGGGTGGAGCTGGTCGTGGCCAGCGCCGTGCTTACCTTCCCCACCCGGCGCAGGCGGGATGAAGGCAACTATCGGACACCACTGGAAAAGGCGCTAGGCGATGCCCTCACCCGTAACGGGTTCCTGAAGGATGACACCCCTGACCAGTTTCGCATGGAACGGGTCGTAATAAGCGATGCCCCTGGCGACCCTCTAACGGAGCTGACTCTACGCTGGGCCAGCCGCCGCGACCTCACATAGCCTGCCGCCGCTAGACCAACAAGACAAGGGAGAAGCACTATGAACTATGAAGACCGAAGGGCGCAGGAGCGCCACGAAGATAAGGAGCTAGAGAAGGCACTGGGCCAGCTGCGTGACCCTATGCCCATGACCCCGGAGTGGCAGGTGGTAATCGCCCTGCTGCGGGGTGGCTGGCCCGGCAGCCCCACGAAGGCTGACCAGCTGGCATTCCGCACCTTCCTATCTGACCTTGACCCCGGGGACGTAGCCCGGGCACTGCGTGACCTAGCCCGGGGCGGAGCTAAGTATCGCCCCACGCCCAGTGAGGTGCGCACCGCCGTGCTGGGGCTCGACGGGGACACCGCCCCCACGTTTGATGAAGCGTGGCGACTGGTGGTGGAGGCTGGCAGAGGTAACGGCTGGGATGAGGACGCCGCCCTGGCGAACCTAATGGAGGTGAGCAGGCCGGTGGGGGCGTGGGCGCAGATGCGTGGGCTGCGGCACCTTTGGCACCTGCCCACCGAGGACCCGGACAACGGCAGGTTCGTGCTGCGCGACCTTGCCAGCAGCTACGAGAGCTTCCGTGAAGCGTGGGCCGTGCCAGCCCGGCGTGAGCAGCTGGCCGCCCCCCGGGGCGAGCTGGGCCTGCGCCGCCTTACCTTTGCCAGCACCGCCCAGCTGCCCCAATCTGCGGAGGGGTAGGCGTGCCCCCACGTTAGGGGTGAAACGCCCTTAGCGGGGCGCATATAGCCCTGAGCAGCCCCCTCAACGCCCCCCGTGGGTCTAGGATGGGCGCATATGGCGAAGCGAGGGAAAGGTCGGCCACCTAAGCTGACCCAGCGAGTTACGCCCGGCAGCGATGTGACATTCGGTGACCGGATAGTTCAGGCGCTCGACGCGGGTGCCTTCTTTGATGACGCCTGCTCGTTCGCCGGGGTAAGCCGTAGCGCCGCCTATGAATGGCTTGCCCGGGGCAAGGCTGCTAGAGAGGAGCAGGATGACAAGGGGGAGGGCTATGAACTCACCGCCAACGACCGGGCATATCTGGATTTCGCGGACGCTGTAGAAAAGACCCGGGCTACCGTGGTGGTCAGGAACCTGGCCATCATTAGAAACGCTGCGCAGGATGGCACGTGGCAGGCAGCTGCGTGGTATCTGGAGCGCACGATGCCGCAGAAGTATGGACGGCACCAGCGCCCGGATGACACTGAGCCGGAGCTGTCCACGGATGCCGCCCGAGCGAAGCTGCTGGGGCTCGACCTCGGCCATGACGGCAACGACTAGCACCGGCCTGACCCCGGAGCAGGTGGCCAGCCTCGACGCAGGGGATGCCGTGCTGCTGGCCCGGTGGCGGGAGCGTCACCTGGGGGGACAGGACTTTACGCCGCAGGCAGTGCGCCGGATGCCCCTAGCTACTCAGCTGGAGCTGGCCAAGAACCCGGCCTTGGATGAAGCCTGGCGACAGTATGAGCTGGCCCGGGTGGCAGCGGACCCGCTCTACTTCATGGAAAGTTACGGCAGCGTCGAGCCACCCCGGGGCGCAGCCGTGCCGTTCGTGCCGTGGGAAAGCCAGCGGCAGGTGATGCGGCGGATCGAAGACCACGACAAGCTCTGGGTCTTGAAGGCTCGTCGGCTGGGCCTCACGTGGCTCGTGCTTCATTACGGGTTCTGGATCGCAGCCTTCGACCCGCAGAACATGAACGCCCGGGTGCTGGTGGTCTGTAAGAACCGGGGGGACGCGGGGAAGCTGCTGGACCGGGTGAAGGCGATACATGACCGTCTGCCGGCGTGGCTTCGCCAGCCCACGGGGCGGGACAGCGTGACGGCGCTGGAGCTGCCCGACCGTGCCGCCGAGCTGGTGGCCCTGCCAGCTACGGAGGGCGCAGCCCGGCAGGAGACTGCCACGCTGGTCGTGCTGGACGAGTTTGCCTTCCCCAAGAACGGGGCAGCCCGGGGGATCTGGACGGCAGCCCAGCCGACTATTGAGGGCGGCGGCAAGCTGATCGGCATAAGCACCGGCAACGGGCGCACCGGTGACGGCGAGACGTTCGCGCAGGTCTGGGACGCTGCTGCCAGCGGTGAGACGGGGGTGGAGCCGGTGTTTCTGCCGTGGTCCGCCCGGCCCGACCGGACCGCCGAGTGGAGAGAGGCGCAGCGTGCCGACTACCTAAGCGAGGAGGAGTTCCTAGCCGAGTATCCCGACACTGCCGATGACGCCCTGGCGGGGCAGACGGCCGTCCACGTCTACTCGCACGCAGGCATCGCGGCAGCCGAGCGCCACGGTGCGCAGCTGGAAGACCAGCTCGACCAGCTGGGCGCAGAGGGCTACGAGTGGGGCATTGACTGGGGCGACTTTCAGACCTTCGCCGTCTATGCCGTGCCCCTGCCCGGCGGTGGGGTCTACGTGGTGGATGAGAAGGTGCTGGCTCACGTGGAGCCGAGCCGTGCCGCAGCTGCCATCATCGGTCATGAACCGGCCGGCAGAGCAGGCGTGCGCTTCGTGACGAGCCGTGCCGACAGTGCCCCGGCAGGCACGAACGCTACGTTCAGCAGGGTGCTGGACGAGGCCCGGGCCGAGCGCCCTGGCGAGCTGCCAGAGAGTCACCTGCGGGTGCCCTTCTCCCGGTATAAGGAGGGCGGGGGTGAGCGTAAGGGCGTGAACACCGTCGCCTTCATACGCCGGGCGCTCGAGCGTGCTGCCGAAGTCAAGGGCTGGGACGGCGGGGAGGTCAGCCAGCTGGCAGGCACCATCGCCATTCACCCCCGGTGTGAGGTGCTACTGGCCCAGCTGCGGGCGCTGGAGCGTGACACCAGCACCGGCAAGGTGCGGAAGCCCGGCATGAACCCGAAAGACCCCACTAAGGGGGACCACGGACCGGACGCACTGGTGGCGCTACTGGCCCCCCGGGCCACGGACTGGACTAAGGGTGCGCAGGCCCGACGGGAAGCTGCCGACGACTAGGCTACGATTCACCGTCACGTGGGCGTGTTCACTTCCATGAACTCGATGCTCGGCCGCAATACGTGGCCTCCTGCCGCCGTGCGCAATCGCTGGGACGAGGTTGCCTTCTTCGAGGCGCTGCGTGAGTCAGACGAGACAGCCCTGCGGCAGCAGGCATCCGTCCGCTGGAACGCCCCCTACATCGTAAACCCGCTGCCCCGCCTTATCAGCAGGGCCAGCTCGAACCTTCTGTTCGGTGAGCCTGCCCAGTTCACCCCCGGGGACGAAGCAGATGCCGACGCACTGGACGCCCTGGCGAGTGCGAACGACCTAGACAGCGAGCTGGTGCGTGCCGCCATGATCTCGTCCAGCGAGGGTGAGGTCTGGGGCAGGGTGCTAGTTCAGCCCCAGCTGCTGGACTACCCGATTATCGAATGGGTCAGTGGCAGGCACGTGATCCCACACTTCGCAGGGCGCTTCCTTACCGGGGCAACCTTTGTCAGCACGTGGCACGAGGGAGCCATCGAGACGGTGCGCCTGCTGGAAACCTACGAGGCCGGGCGCATTACGGCGGAACTCTACCGGGGCACCCGCACCAGCATCGGGACGAAGGTGGGGCTCGACAGCTACCCCCACACTGTCGGCAGGCAGGAGGAGATTCTGACGGGCATAGAGGCCCCCTTGGTAGCGTTCATCCCGAACTCGCTTAGTAGCGACCCCACCCGGGGCGTGAGTGACTACCGGGGGCTGGAGGAAAGGTTCCTGGCCCTAAACGAAGCCGTGACCGTGGGCCAGCAGAACCTCAAGCTGGCAGGCCGGAAGCGGGCACTAGTGGACGCGGCATACCTCGACCAGAATGGGCAGCTGCCGGACGGGGATGATGTCTACGTGCGGCAGGACACGGACAGCGTGATGGGTGACGCCGCCAAGCCAGTCCAGATGATTGACTACGCCTATGACAGCGGCCCGGTGACTGCGTGGGTCGAGCATCTCATAGACACGACGCTTACCTATGCCGGAGTCGCGCCCCAGTCCGTAGGGCGCAGCGTGGACGGCGGTGCCACCAGCGGCACGGCGCTCAAGCTCAAGATGTCACATTCGCTTATGGAGGCAGCTGGCAAGGGCCGACACTTTGACCGGGGGCTGGCACGGCTGCTGCGGTTCGCCGCACTGCTGGACAGCCGCCCCACCACGCAGGGAGGGTTCGGCAGGCGGTGGGCTGCGCCCGACCTCGAGCCTAGCGTCGAGCGATCCGATGGGCTGCTGCGTGATGACGTAGAGGCAGCGGACACACTGACCAAGCTGGTGAACGCCGAGGTTATTAGCCTCGATGAAGCCGTTAGCTGGTGGAGGCCGGACTGGAGCAGTGCGCAGGTGGACGAGGAAGTAGCCCGCATCAGGGGCGGCAGGGGCGCAGGCGTTACGGACCCGCCCCTGGCGATTAGCACGCCTCGCCCCCCGGTACCGCTGCCCGGGCAAGACACCCCCGCCCAGTAGTGCGCCTCTAGCATCCGGGCCGGGTCTTACGGTATCGGGCCGAACCTACACTCTTCAGGAGGGAACATGAGTAACGATGGCAGCGAGATACAGTCAATCCAGCAGTCAGTCCAGCCGGACACGGCGGACGAGCAAGGCACCCCGGGCAACGACCCGGCGGACGGTGCGACGGAGCAGCAGCGGGTCCCGCTGGACCGGTTCCGGCAAGTAACGTCCGAGAACAAAGAACTTCGCGAGCAGCTGGACCAGCTGGCCAAGTGGAAGGAGGAGCAGGAGCAGGCGCAGCTAACCGAGCTGGAGCGTGAGCGGCAGGCCCGGGAGAAGGCAGAGGCGCAGGCAGCTGAGGCAGCCGACAAGGCGCAGCAGCTGGAGCGTGGAACCTGGCTCCGTTCCGCCGCCCTCGCAGCTGGCTTCGCAGACCCTGATGATGCCGTCGCCCTGGTGGGCACCGCCGCAGTCGAGGACCCGGACACCGCCGCCGAGAAGGTGCGCGAGCTGGCCGACAAGAAGCCCCACCTACTGCGGCAGGCTGACAGTGGCCCTGCCCCCATCAGTGGGCCTATCTCAACGGCTGCGCCCAGTGTGAACACCGATGACCCGAAGGCTGGTCTGGGGTCCGACATTCTGGGATACCTCAAGGGCGGACGCTGATGCCGTGCGGGTCCTTTCGCTGTTTGCCGGTATCGGTGGATTCGATCTAGGGCTAGAGCGTGCTGGGCATGAGGTTGTCGCGCAGGTCGAGCTCGACAAGAAGTGTCAGGCGGTGCTGGATCGGCACTGGCCCGGCGTGCCCCGGCATGATGATGTCTCCACCTACACTGACCCGCCCCGGGTGGACCTCGTGGTGGGGGGCTTCCCGTGCCAAGACCTTTCGGTAGCTGGGCGCAGGGTAGGGCTGGCAGGTGAGCGGAGCAGCCTCTTCTTCGACGCCGCCCGGGTCGCTGACCGGGCGCTGGGCGCTGGGGGATGGCTGCTTCTGGAGAATGTTCCCGGGCTTCTGTCCAGCCAGCACGGACGAGATTTCGGAATCATTCTCGCAACGCTGGCCGACCTCGGGTTTCACGACTGCGCCTGGCGAGTGCTGGATAGCCGATTCTTTGGAGTGGCCCAGCGGCGGAGGCGAGTCTTCATCCTTGCCAGACGTGGCACTGGCCGACGCGCCGCCGAGGTTCTTCTTGAGCCAGAAGGCAGCAGCGGGGATAATCAAGAGGGCACGCCGCCGGGGAAAGAAGCTGCCCCACCATCTAGCTCAAGCGTTGCGGGATCTCTCGGAAGTCTCACCGGGGGATTCAGGACAACCGACCTTGACGGGCAAGGAGCCTTCATCACGGACACCGTCACCTCTAAGTGGAGCAAGGGAAGCGGCGGACCCAGCGGGGACGAGTGCCAGAACCTCGTTACCAGTGGCAGTGAGCGAGAATCAGCGGGCCGAGGTTCGCGAGACCAGCTACGCCCGGCAGCTCTCAACAAAGGGGGGCAAGCCCGGGCAGGGGCAGGCGGTCATGAGGGCCGGGCAGACCGTCCGGCGCTTGACTCCTACGGAGTGCGAGAGACTTCAAGGGTTCCCAGACGGGTGGACAATCCCGTGGGGACCTGCCCTATGGAACCGAAGCCAGATGGGGCTCGATATGCGCAGGCAGGGAACGCAGTGACCGTGAACGTGGCGGAGTGGCTGGGCCGCAGGCTGGCAGGTGCCGCATGAGTTGGCAGGACGTGGTCTTGACCGCTGGCAGCGTGCCTCTGCTGCTGGCCCTGCTGCCCACCGTCACCGGGCCGGACAAACCCGCCGTGGTCACCGCTCTGTGTCAGGGTGCCGTGCTGCTGGTATTCGCCGCCACCTACACCACGCTCGGCCTCTACTTCACCGCCCTGGTAACGCTGCTGTCCGGCGTTCTCTGGCTCGTAATCATGGCGCAGGCGTTAGGGGCTAGGCGTGCGTGACGTAGGACTATGGGGCTGGCTGCTGCTCATGGCCGGTATGGCTTCCGTCCTGATGTTCCCGCGCAGATGAGCCGGGACTGGACAGCGGCGCTCGACAAGAAGCGTGAGGAAGGTAAGTGCCGCACGTGCCCCAGCCGTAGCCAGCTGGAAGCGGCGCACGTAATCCCCCGCTCACTGGGCGGCGACCAGCACGCCCTGGCGACGGTCCCTCTTTGTCGCAGCTGTCATCAGCGGTATGACGCACGGGAGCTGGACCTGCTGCCCTACCTTACGAAGGACGAGCAGGCGCACGCTGTCGGGCTGGTGGGAATGTTCACAGCGTGGCACGTTATCACCGGACAGCGCCCCAGCTAACGTCTGAGCGCCTGATACCCTGCTGCCAGCAGTCGCCTCCATCTCGCTGCGGAGCGTTACCACCGGGGGGCAGCTGCTCGCACGACCACCTTTCGCCGCCGGGCGTCACCACGAGGGTCCAGACACCGACAACCGATTACACGAAAGGAGCGTGACGCGAAATGCCGAACGCTATCCCCCTTCTCGAAGGGACAGACGCATCGGGCGGATACCTGGTCCGTGACTCCTACGGTCAGACCCTGCTCGACACCATCAACCGAGAGAGCGCCGTCATGTCGCTGGCTCGCGTGGACCGGGTGCCCGGCAAGAGGCAGAAGTATTCTGTCTACGCTGGCAGGCCGACCGCAGCCTTCGTCTCCGAGGGAGCCGCTAAGGGCACCACCGGGGCGGAGTTCTCCGAACTCACGGTGAACGTCAAGAAGATCGCCACGAACATCCTCTACACCGAGGAGCTGCTGGAAGACGCCGCGGAGGACCCCCGGGTTCTCATCAACGCGGACGTCGAGGCTGCGTTCGCGGACCTGATCGACGCTCACGCCATCGGCAAGGCCGCAGGCACGAACCTGACAACCTCGTTTGACAACTCGCTCCGGCAGACGACCTCCACGGTCGAGCTGGGCAGTGGTGGCGACGCGATCGCTAAGGCGATCTCGGACGCGATGAACGTGGTCGAGGGTAACGGCGGCGTCCCGTCAGGAATCATCCTGGCGACTGACGGCAAGGCCCAGCTCCGCAACGCCCGTCACTCCGGTGACAACGCTGCGATGCCGGTCTACACCGACGGGTTCAACCGTGAGCCGGACAGCCTCTACGGGCTTCCGCTCTCCTACTCGACCAACCTCAGCACCTTCGCTACGGCGGCAGGCGCGAACAAGATCGTCGGCATCGTTGGCGACTTCTCGCACGCTGTCGGCGTCATGCGTTCGGACCTCACCGTTCGGGCCAGCGATCAGGCGACGGTTGATGTCGGTGGGACTCTGCACCACCTCTGGCAGCAGAACAAGGTCGCCCTCCAGTGGGAGATGAGGGTCGGCTTCACCATCCACGACCGCAACCGGATGTTCGTTGCGATCGTCGACGCCTCGTAAGGAAGCGTCTGATGGCTGCCAACAAGAAGGACAAGACCGCCGAGGCACCAGCCCCGGCTCCGGTTGAGAAGGACCCTCGGGAATACGCCGAGGCTACGGACAAGCCGGACGAGTCCACCATCGCGCAGGTCGAAAAGACCTGACGCAGCAGCCCCATACGCGCCGGAGTCGCCGCCTCCCCTCCTGCTCGCGGCTCCGGCGCAGGGCTGCCTCGGGCCACCGCTGCCCGGGCTAGAATGACCCGATGCCTGCCATTCGCGTCATACGCCGCCTGCTCCAGCTGGATGATGTCGAGGGGCAGCCTCAAGCTGGCGACTCGCTGGTATGGGACGGCGACGCATTTACGCCGACCCCCTTGGCGGGTGACCAGCATTACGTCCACACTCAAAGCACGCCCAGTGCTGTATGGACGATTGACCACGGACTGGGCAAGCACCCGTCCGTCACGATTGTGGACAGTGGCGGAACGCAGTGGCAGGCCGAAGTCCAGCACGTGAGCCAGAACCGCCTCATCGCCCGATTCTCCAATCCGTTCGGTGGAGTAGCCTACCTCAACTGACCCGGCCCTAGACGAAGGAACCCCCGCACTCATGGCAATCTCATTCGGCTCCCCCATAGACCTCGGCAAGCTGGAACTCCAGAACGCCCGTATTCAGAACCTGGCGACCGCCCCCAGCAGCCCAGCCGAGGGCCAGATCTACTTCAACACGAGCGATGACAACCTCTACGTCTATGACGGGGCGAACTGGATTGACCTGACCTCGCAGGGCGTTACCTACTCAGCCGGGTCGGGTATCTCAATCGCTGGCACCACCATCAGCGCTGACACTGGCACCACGAGCGGAAAGGTGGCGGCTGGGGACGACAGCAGGTTCCCCACCAGCGACGAGAAGGCGGCACTCGCTGGCACCAGCGGCAGCCCCGGCACGAGCAACCGTTACGTCACGAACGGAGACAGCAGGCTCACGGACAGCCGTGCGCCCAGTGGTGCGGCAGGCGGAGACCTCACCGGCACCTACCCGAATCCCACCATCGGCAACGGCGCTGTCACCAGCGCCAAGATCTCTGATGGCACCATCGTGGACGGGGACATCTCGGCATCGGCCGGCATCGCTACGTCAAAGATCAGTGGCTTCGATACGCAGGTCCAGAGCAACCGACTGGACCAGCTGGCAGCGCCCACCAGCAGCGTAAGCCTCAACTCTCAGAAGGTCACGAATCTGGCCGATGGCACCGCTGCCAATGACGCGGTGAACAAGGGCCAGCTTGACGCAGCCCAGCAGGGGCTCGACGTGAAGGCGAGCGTGCGTGCCGCCACTACTGCGGACGTCACCATAGCCACCGCCCTGAACAACGGGGACACGCTTGACGGCGTGACACTGGCCACCGGGGATCGGGTGCTGGTCAAGAATCAGTCCACTGCCAGCGAGAACGGCATCTACGTGGTGGGCAGTAGCCCTGCCCGGGCCGATGACGCGAACTCTGCCGGCGACCTCACAGGAGGTAGCTTCGTCTGGGTCGAGGAGGGCACCGCTAACGCTGACACCGCCTACGTGATTACCACGGACGGCACCATCACCATCGGCACTACCGGCATCACCTGGGCGTTGTTCGGCAGGGCCGGGGAGCTGGCAGCTGGCGACGGACTTACCAAGACCGGCGGCACCCTTGCCGTGGACAGCAGCGTAGCCCGGCTCACCGGCGCAACCTTCACCGGCAAGGTCGAGGCGGGGCACGCCTCAGACCCGGCGTTCAAGGTCAGCACCGGGCACGGCAGCGGTGCGGCGTTCGATGCCAACTCCGAAGGCAAGATCATCAATGTCGTAGATCCCACCAGTGCGCAGGACGTGGCGACGAAGGCTTACGTGGACTCGCAGACTGGCGGGGGCAGCTACACCGCAAACGTAGGTGATGGCACGAACACGAGCCTGACCGTTACGCATAACCTCGGCAGCCGTGATGTGCTGGTCGAGGTCTACCGGAACTCGGGCAACTATGACACGGTGATCTGTGAGGTGCGCCGCACCAGCACAAACGCCGTCGCCTTGGTATTCGGCACCGCCCCCACGAGCAACGAGTATCGGGTAGTCATAAAGAAGGCGTGACATGGCTCGATACGTCGGGCCTAAGAGCAACGGGGATGACCTAGCCACGCAGGGGGACCTGCTGACGCTGCTGGATACGCAGGTGTTCACGAGCAGCACCACCTACTCAATCCCCAGCGGTGCCGCAGTGATTGTCGTGGAGTGTGCCGCAGCTGGTGGAAGCGGTGGCTCCGGCTCTGGCGCATCGAACTCCTACGGCGGAGGCGGTGGTGCTGGCGGTGGTATCTATCGGGATACTCTGACCGGAGACGAGATAAGCGGCAGCGTGACAGTGACTGTCGGCGCTGGCGGCGTAGGCCCGAATGGCGCGAACCCGAGCGGCACTGGATTTCAGGGAGTGAGAGGCGGCACCAGTCGGTTCGGCCCGCTCTACTACATCGGCGGAGGTGGCGGCTTCAACGGCGGAGCCTCGACCGGTTCCGCACTGGGCGGCGTGGGCATCACGCAGCAGATAAACCCGGTGACAGGAGCTGGCGGCACCGCGAACCTGGGCGCAGCTGCCAGTCCCGGCTCAAAAGGGTATAAGGCTGCCGGTGGTGGGGGCGGAGGCGGCAGTGTTGCCGCCACCACGACCACGGCATACAACGGCGCAGCTGGCGGCAGCTATGAGACGGACCCGACTAACGTGTTCACAAACTTTCGCACGGCTGCCGTAGCCACTGGCGGCGGCGGCAACTTAGGGACGGCCGGTTCTGCGTCGGCCGGGCAGGCGGGCACGAACGGCGCGAATCGCGCTGGCGGTGGCGGTGGCGGTGGAGGGCCGCAAAACTATTCAGCGGGGGCTGGTGGTAATGGGGGCGTGCCCGGTGGCGGTGGCGGTGGCGGTGGCTCAAGCGCCGGGTCTACCGGCACTACGGGGGGCAAGGGCGGTGACGGCGGACGAGCCGAAATAACGGTCTGGGTCTATGGCTGATTACGGCAACATCTGGCTGGAATACCGGCTCGACACCGGGCTGGTGGTGAACGCAATCGTCTGGGATGGCGCAGAGGACTACGAACCGCCTGAGGGGCTGGGCGTGGTGAGGCGTGGTGACAGCGGTGCGTGGGCTGGCTGGACGTATCAAGGCGGCGAGTTCACCCCTCCTGCGGAGGAGCTACCCTAGACCAGTGATCTACGCGAACCCCAGCACCAGCACGGAAGTATCTGCCACCGGGTTCGCCACCGGCCTCGTGGGCACCATCGGTGTCCGTGTTCTCGATGGGCAGGGCGGCGTCACCCTGGCACGCCGCACCACTGGAATCATCGAGGACCCGGCAGGCTCTGGCATCTACGTGGCTACCTTCACCAGCCCCAGCGTGACCGGGCGCTTCACGGTTGTCTGGGACAGCGGTGGCGCATCCCCCAGCTGGGCAGCCGAGGATCTGACGGTCACTTACCAGCTGCCAGATGGCACGCCCAGCACGGCGACAGCTACTTATGCCACGCCGACGCAGCTGCGTGACTACACCGGGGATGACTTCTTGACGCTGCCGGATACTGAAGCCCTGCGCCTACTGGCTAAGGCGGAGCGCGACATAGACTCCCTCGCCCCAGTGGACCGCCCAGTATCAGAGGCCACCGGCCTCCGGTTCGACCCGACCAGCCTTAGCGGCAGGGAGGCGCTAATCCTCCAGCGGGCTACCTGCGCTCAGGCGGAATACCGCCGTGAAATGGGCGACGAGTTCTTCATCCGTGGCCAATACGAGGAAGTGACTGGGCCGGAGTTCAGCACGAAGGGCAAGCTGGGCCTGATTGGCCCGGCGACGTGGCGCGAGCTGCGTGGCAACGGCTTCATCCGGCTGACCACCACTACCAAGACCAGCGACTCCCTCGCCTGGCGACCGCAACCTGACTTCACGAAGCGGCGTCCGCGAGAGGAGTTCGAGCTAGGGTGAGGCTCCCGCAGAGGAACGCACTGCTCACCAGCATAACCGGCAAGGGATTGTCCGAGGACTGGGATGACGCAGCCACTACCGGCTCAGTGAAATGGGAGGGCCGGGCTGATGCTTACGTTCAGACGGATGACCGGCAGGTGCGCGACGGCACCCGTGACAGTGAGGTAATCACCCGAACCGTTGTCCTGCCTTCTAAGCTCCCCGTCGAGGTAGGGGATACGCTGGGCCTAACCGTGGATGAAACCCCCGTGAGCTGGCCCGTGGTGGCACTTACGGAGCGCCTAGCACCCGCAGGGGTGCCGGGCACCACGCTGGTCGAGGTCACTCCGGGCTAATGCCACGCACCCGGGCGCTTGAGCAGCGGGAGCTGGCGCTGGTCCGACTCTACGAGCAGGCGGAGGCGGAGCTGGTGGCGCAGCTGGCCCAAGACCTAGAGGCCGGACGGCTGGGAACCGCTCGATACCGGGGGCAACGCCTTGCCGCTATTCGGGAACGCCTTAGCCGACTTCAAGACGCAGCCATACCGCTGTCCACGGAGCTAATCGGTGCCGCCTACATTCAGGGAGTCACGGCAGCTACCCGGGCAGTGCGCACCAGCCTGCCGCAGTTCGGCAGTGGCATTCACGCAGAAGCACTGGACCTGCTGGCGGACAACCTGGCGAATGGCCTCAACGGCGCAGCGGAGCAGCTGGGGCGGCGCATCGAGGACCTGTATCGCCGGGCCGGGCTGGAACTGGCCACGCAGCAGATCGCGCAGGGCCAGTCACTGCGTGAAGCTACCGAGGGGCTGGTGCGGGCACTGCGTGAAATGGGGCTCGACGCTGGCCCGGGCGGCGCTCGCACGTGGAGGCTGGGCCGGTATGCCGAAATGGTGATACGCACGAACACCACGGACGCGATAGTGCGGGGCAACGTGAACGCTGCCCTAGAGGATGGCTACGATCTGGTCGAGGTGCTAGTCGTGGATGATGAAATCCTTTGCGACATCTGCGGCCCTTACGCCGGGCAGACCTTCACGCTTACCGAGCGAGAAGGATACGAACGTCTGACCGAGCTGCCACCGTTCCATCCGAACTGTCGTTGCGACCTAAACATTCTGACAAGCGATCCCCGTGAGTAGCCCGCCAAGATTCGATCCAGCAGCCGTGAAGCGTGCCGTCGAGCGTGAAATGAACGCCCTGGCGACGGACGTGCTGGCCGAGGCAAAGCGGCAGGTTCCGCTCGAGAAGGGCATCCTCCGCCGCAGCGGCACGAAAGAAATCGGCTGGCAAGGTGACAGGGTCGTAGCGGTGATTTCATTCAACACTCCTTACGCCGCATATCAGCATGAGGGCATCGGGTTCCGCCACCCCCGGGGCGGGAAGGCAAAG